AACGGAACAATCTAGAATAAAATGGATTACGCTAATAGCAAAATTTATACGATTAGGAGTCATCAAACTGAGAAATATTATATTGGATCTACGGCAACAAGTTTATCTAAAAGATTATATCAACATAAATCACAATTCAATCAAGGATATACAGATGTTACATCAAGAGAAATAATAAAGTTTGAAGACGCTTATATCGAATTACTCGAAGACTATCCATGTGGTAGTAGGAATGAATTGAATAAACGAGAAGGACAATTAATAAGGCAATTTAAGAATGAATGTGTGAATCGTAATATCCCTGACAGAACAAAAAAACAATATAGAATTGATAATAAAGAAAAAATAGCAGAGCAACATAAAAAAGACTATGAAAAAAATAAGGCTTATTATTCTGAATATCAAAAAATATATCGTCTGAAAAAAAAAGCAGAAAATAATATTACTATAATATAAATGTTAATTGAACCATCAACTAGAAAAAATAAAAGATTCATGGCTACTTATGCCAATGGTAAGGTAGTTCATTTTGGTCAGGCTGGTGGTCAGACATATATTGATCATGGTGATAAGATTAAGCGTGAAAATTATTTAGCAAGACATGGAGGGATTAGAAGTGAAGATTGGAGTAATGCTTTCTCACCCGCAAGCCTATCTAGATATTTGCTTTGGGGTGATAGTACTGATTTGGAAACAAATCATCAGGCATTTATGAAAAAGTTTCCGATTACATATAAGAAATAAATCCATCTTTAATCAATGTCTAAATCTACGTAGAAAATTTATTGCCATATAAAAATATTTATTATATCTAGTTAACATAATAACTTTACCATTATCTCGACCTCTACCAACTCTAGTTTCATAACTCATTTGATTTATATATTTAAAAATTATCTTTAAATTTTAATGAAGAGAGAAATAAATTTTTGAATAAATAAGGTCCAATTAATTCTATTAATTATATTTAGCGAAATTATATTTAAGGGAAATCAGTATTTAAATATAATATTAAGCAATATTATATGGAATATAGTGAATCTATTAAAAGATGTAAAAACATTATGTGTGTTGAATGTGGAAGATTTTTGAGACCTATTAAGAATGATAAAGAGAAACGATTTCTCCATTTGGTTTGCGAAGAAATTAGATTAGCAAGGATTAATAATTCTATATTAAGGAAAAATTGATTTAAATATAAATAATAATATGTATATATATAAAATAAAATGCCTATTACATCACTTTGCCAAGCAAGAGCTAATAAAAAATACCGTGAAGAAAATCGTGAAAAATATAATGAAATTTGTGCTGAATCTATGAGAATTTACTACATTAATAATAAGGAAAAAATAAGTTTGTATAAACACAATTTAAGAATATATAAAAATCAATGTATTCTTTTAAGAAATATTTTGATTTAAAATAAAATTGAATTATATTTAGGAAAGTGACTTAAATATAATATTTACTATATATATAAGAATGGAACTAATTGAAAGACTCCCTATTGACAGAATTAAGCATCTTAATTCTATGAAATTTAATGATTTTAAATCATATTCTAAATCATCTAGTAAAAATGATGATGAAAGACAAAAACAGTTCGATATGATGAAATCATTTTGTCAAACTACTATTAAAACTCGTGGTGAAGTTAAACGCATTTATTCTTACACACAGACTACACCCCTTGAAGTAGGAGGAAGACTTTATTGTGGAAATTCATTACAGAGTATTCCTAAAAAAATTCGTGGATTTCTTCTCAAAGATATTGCCACTGATTTAGATATGAAAAATTGTCATCCTGTTATTCTTCGATACCTTTGTAAGATTAATAAGATTCATTGTCCAGAATTAGAATACTATATTAATCACAGAGATGAGATACTCGATACTGGTGACCGTGATAAACTTAAAGTTATGTATTTATGTGCTGTCAATACTGAAGAAATTAACAAAAAAACTAAAGACGCTAATTTCAAAAAATTTGATAAAGAATGCAAAGAATTACAAAAACAACTCACATCATTAGAGTGCTATAAACATATTGTAGATACTGTTCCTATATCTCGTAATTATAATTGGCTTGGTTCCGCCATAAATCGCATTCTTTGTGTTTTTGAAAATCGCATATTACAAGAACTTATTAATTTCTTAAATAGAGATTCTATTGAAATATGTGCTTTATGTTTTGATGGATTACTTATATATGGCGACCATTATGATAACATAGAATTAATTTCTGAAGCACAGATTTACATTGAATCTAAATTTGTGGGTCTTAATATGCAATTTGATTATAAAGAACATACTAGTGATATTATTATGGAAACTAATGAAGTATACAGTAAAGAATGGGTCGAAATTGCTGAAGACCGTAGTTATGAAGACGTTAAAGATAAATTCGAAGATGAACATTGCTTTATAGTTAATAAAAATTTCTACCTTCGAAAATTTGAAAATCGCTGTGTTGTTATGAAAAGAGAACATCTGAAAACTGCTTATGAACGTCTCAAATATGATGAAATTGTTGATAAGAAAGGTGAGATATGTATTGAAACATTACCATTTCTTAAAAGATATTTTGAAGATGAAGATATGGAAGTTAAAGATGAAACTGGAATTTATCCTCCTGGTCTTAAATGTCCTGATAATTATTATAATATGTGGCGTCCTTTTGATATGGAACTAGTTGAAGATTATACTGAAGATATTACTGCTATTCCTTTTATTAAAAATCATATTAAAATTTTGTGTGGTAATGATGAAGGTGTTACTGATTATTTTATAAATTGGATTGCTCAAATGATTCAATATCCAGCAATAAAATCTGTTTGTCCTATTTTCATTTCAAAAGAGGGTGCTGGTAAAGGAACTCTATTGCAATTAATTACAAAAATGATTGGAGATTCAAAATTCTTCCAAACTACTCAACCAAGTCGTGATGTTTGGGGTGAATTTAATGGATTAATGGCTGACGCATTCCTTGTAAATCTTGATGAATTATCAAAAAAAGAAACCTTGGAGAGTGAAGGTAGAATTAAAGGTCTTATTACTGAACCTACTATTAAGATTAATATTAAGGGAGTTACTCAATTTCCTGTACAGTCATTTCATAGATTCATTATTACAACAAATAATGAAGAACCTATATCTACAAGCAAAGATGATAGACGGAAATTTATTGTTCGTTGCAGTGATGAACTTATTGGAGATAAAGTATATTTTAATAAATTTTATGAGAAATTATCAGACATTAATTTCTTAAAAACCTGTTATGAATATTTCAAATCTATACCTAAAATGAATAGATTTGATTCTATTCCTATACCTGTTACTGAATATCATAGTGAATTAAAAGAAATGAGTGAAAATATAATTGAACGTTGGGTTAAGAATTTTACACAGGAAAATTATAATAGGATTGATGTTGAGTTACAATTTAAATCGGTTTATGAGAAATTTACGGATTGGATTAGTAGCAATGGAATTACTTATAGTTGTAATGCTATTCAATTTTCTGTAAGATTACAGAGATTGAAAATCAAAGGAATTGAAACTAAACATACTAAAATTGGAAATAAAACAATATTTAATATCAAGGAATTACAGGATAATTTTAAACTTGGTTGTTTATTGTTACCTTAAGTGGTATTATTTATATCTATTATATTAACTTTTGTTTCTCTTATTATATTTAAGGATAAAGTGAAAGGTGAAGGGTGAAGGGTTGTTTTAAAGTTAATTAGAAAAAAATATAAAATAAAGAAAAAAGTTTGGTATATTTGATATAATTTGTTCTTTTGTATGTAACTTTTTTCTTTTTTTTCACTATATATGCCGGAGGTAGAATCAACCCCTTCACCCTACACCCTACACCTTTGAAATACCGGCAAGCAAATACCGGCAAGCACTAAATTAAACAAGGCGCACCTATGCGCCACAATTAAAGTAATTTACTTATATTTTATTATCCTGACATTGAAGTTATACATTATATTTTCTTTAAGTATGAAATATAATATATTATTTTCTGATCAAATGTGTTGCATCAATTGCCGCAGCCTTGCCACCCATAACGGCACTGTAGACACGCGCTTGAGCCCATTGTTCTGGAGATTTAACCTGTGGTCTTACACTTGCAGGATTAGTTTTAAAAGCACCTACGCCTTTATCAAAGATGGTTTGTAATCCTGACTTCTTATACCCAGTGATTTTTGATATGTCGGCAACACTGTGCGCTTGATCAGGAGCAAATCCATATTTTTTGTTAAACTTTTGTTTATAAGTATATACCATATATAATACCAATTTATTTTAAAATTGTTATTATAGTTCTTTAAATTGTTTTGATATAGTATTTAAGCGAAATAATATATAGGTCCTTTAGGTTTTGTGTCAGGAAGTGTAACTTTGAATTTGGATGAACTATTTTGTTGTGTTTTTGTGTCACGTGACTTAGGTTTAGGTGCAGGTGTTTCTTCTTCAGATTCACTTTCAGATTCATAAATGATGGTCTTCTTTGTCTTCTTCTTTTTCTTTTTAACTATGATGACTTCCTCTTCAGATTCAGATGGTGACTCATAAATAATTTTAGGTTCTTTCTTTGCCTTTACAGGTACTACATTCTTTTCTTTTCTCTTAGGTGGTGGTGGCGAGTCATCTCCTTCTGAGTCAGTTACAGAGCTAGCGTCAGCGACTGTTTCCTTATCCATATTTTTCTTAAGAGGTCCATTCAATTGTTCTTTTATTGCGAGCAAACGCAATTTCTTTTCATCCAATGTGATTTTACCAGATGATATTTGCTTTGCTGCTAAACTACTGCGCATTTTTTCAGTTGCCGCCTTTTGTGCCTCGGTGCGAACCTTTTTAGGTTTAGTTAAAACCGCGTCATCTTCAGTGTCGTTTTGATTGTCTGACATATATATACCACATAGAAAATATATTTTACTAAATTAAACAAATCAATCTAAAGTAAAACATTTTTATATTTAGTTATTATAAATGCCTATTATTGAAATTAAAGAAGAGCTTAACAAGGCAATGCCAAAAACGAAACCGATTAAAGAAAAGATGGACACCTATATCCCTGACATAGTAGAAGGTGTAGCAAGAAGGAATGGTTCAATTGCTTTATATGTAGGTAGTGGAGGTTCCGGAAAGACAAGTTTTTTATTAAACCAGATGAAGACAGTGTATAAGAAAAAGTTTCATCATATTTATTATTTCTGTCCATCATCATCATTTGCCTCAATTAAAGACCACGTTTTTGCTAAACATGATAAGGTATATAATGAATTAGAAGCGGATACATTAGAAGAAATTAAAAATGACCTGATAGAGCGTAAGGAAAATATAGATGAGGACGATGAACAAGAATATTCATTGATAATCATAGATGACTTTGCCAATAATCTTAAAGATAAATTATTATTAAGAACATTAAATTCAATGCTTATTAAGGCAAGACATTTGAATGCCTTCTTTATATTTACAGTACAGTCATATTTATATTTTCCAAAGATTTTGAGAAAGCAATTGACATGGTGTAGCATTTTCAGCGGAGTCCGAAATAAAGAAGAATGGAAAATTATAAGAGATGAATTACTTAAAATGAATGAAGAAGATGGAAAAATATTATATGATTTTGTTTTTGATGTACCATATCAGCACCTTGACCTAGATTTATTTGAAGATAAGATTTATAAAAATGGAAATATTTTGTCAATTAGAGAGAAATAAGTATTTAAAAAATAATAACAAGATAATGTAACATGGAACATATCAATTCAATTCAAATTTTTCTAAACTCAAGATACGCAAATGAAGCAGTTGGTGACAATATAGCCAATTGTATCTACTACTTGCCTGTAGTTGAGATACCAGACGGTCATAGTATATATCTTTCTTTACAAACAGCAACAATACCATATTCTTTTTACAGTATAAGTTCTTTAGATAACACATTTACTTTTGGCTTAGATGCATCAGGATCGACGACAGTTTCAATAGCAGTAGGTAATTATAATATAACGCAGTTAATAAGTGTTTTGGAAACCGCAATGGGCGCATCATATACAATCACATTTAATACCATAACAAGTAAAATATTGATAGTTCATTCGACGAGTAACTTCATAATTTACGCAGGAACATTTAATCATATTATTGGATTTAGCAAAACAACAAATACAACAAGTGTAGCAAATACTTTGAATGGAAGAGATTGTGTAAACCTAAATCAAATCAGAGCTTTGAATATTGAAGTGAATTTTCCAACCTATAATGTGAATGTAGCACAACCTTTGAATCAGAATATTTTAGCAAGTATTCCAGTATATGTTTCTCCATTTTCAATAATCACATATCAAAATCTGAATAACTTTAGGACAAATCTTTATGTGAATAAATTAGACCAAATCCAGATACGAATATTGGATAATGAAAGCAGGTTGGTGAACATGAATGGGATTCAATATCAGATGACACTACAATTGGATTGTGTGAAATTTACAGAATAATCCATCTTTAGAAAAGATGGAGTCAAAATATAGTTACAATTTTGCTATACTTTTTCAAAAGTATATAATATTGCTATAATTTATAATATGCTTGGTTCAAAAAAATCACTTGGATATGCTATGTTTGGATCTAAAATGCCACTTGGTAAAAATATGTTTGGTTCTAAAATGCCTTTACTTGATATAATGGATAGAAAAAAAGTAGGACCAGAGGTTGTTCATAATATCAAATCTGGTTTAGAAAGACGAGTTTTGAAAAGATAATACTTTTAATAAAAGTTAAGCGAAGCAAAAGCAAAAGCAAAATTTGATTCCATCTTTTTAAAAGTATATTTTGTTTAGCAAAAATAAGTAATTCATATTAGATTATTTATTTTTTTATATCCATTATTATTATAATGATACCCGCAAACCTCCGCTATCAATCTAAGGTCGAATCCGCACCTGCCCGCCGATATTTAACTCAAATCCAACCTCAAGGTGGTAGTAACTACAATCCTTCTGAAACAATCACGATTAATATCCCTACCAGAAATAACACTGCTCTTATTCCTTCTGAATCCTATTTAAGAGGAAGTCTTAACTTGTCTTGTGCCACTGCTAACGCAACTGCTGGCACATTTGAGTCATGCGGTGTACATGGTTTTATCCAAAGAATTCGTGTGTTTCACGGATCCAATCTTTTAGAAGATATTGATAATTATTCTCAGCTTGCTAAAATCATGTTCGATTTCCAAGCGCCCGATGATACTATTAAGGGTCGTTTTGCTATTACCTCAGGATGTAACAGTAACTATAACTCTACCACTGATACCTCAGGTAATCTACAACTTATTCGTGGAGTTAACAGAGGTGCTGTCACTGCTGTAACAACCACTGCCACTGCTGTTCCTTTTGGTATCAATTTGATTTCCCTTGTTGGTGCTCTTGCTCAAGATAAGTACCTTTTATTGTCAGAGATGACTGCTGCCCCTCTAAGAATTGAGATTGTTTTGAAAGCATCAGTAGTCACATCTTTGATGAGTTTAGCAGGTTCTGCTACTGCTCAGACATTTACCATGACTGGTGTCAATTATGTTGGAGAATTCTTAGAGTTACCCGATAGTGCTATTGCTGCTATTAAAGCTGGTTCTTCCAGTCCAATGCAAATGGTTCTACCTTCTTACCGCTCTTTCACTAACAGTGCTGCCATCACAACTGCCGGTACTCAAGTGTCGTTCCCTATCCCTGCTAAGTTTTCCAGTTTGAAGTCGATTTTTGTTGCCTCAAGAACTTCTCAAGGTGCTGATGGTTTGTATCCTATGTCTCACTGTAAATATGGTCTTACCAGTTATAATTTCAGAGTTGGTTCTGAAGTCCTACCTTCTACTCAACCTTCAAGTGTTCCTGAGATTTATAATGAAGCTCTTAAATGCTTTGGTTCTATTGCTGATTTACAATTACAGCCATCTGTTGATTTGATTTCCTATGCTCTTGATGTCCCTAATGTCATAGCAAGTTTAACTGAAGCAAGCATAGAGGATTCAGGTTCATTCTTAGTTGGAATAGATATGGAAGTTTACCAAAATACCAATACTCAATCTATTTTTGCAGGAACTAATTCGAACAATTCAGATATCTTCTTTATTGCGAATTACACACCTGCTGGTAATGTTACCCTTTTACAAACTGCCTTTGCTGCTTATGACCAAGTGCTAGTCTTTGAAGGAGGCGTTTGCTTTGCCAGATATTAAGTATTCTAACCCTAAAGGGTATAATAAATAATTTATAATAAAATAACATTCTATTATAAATGGATCAAGAGGTCGCAAAATTATGGTTAAATAGTGGTTCTCTGACAACTAGTCAAGGAGTAACAGGAATAACATCAGCGAATTTTATGACAGTCACATTCAACTTGGATCTAAGGATAGTTTTAGGTGAAGCAATGTTTCAGAAATATACGGCATTCAAAATGTATTATGCGGATGTTTTTATACAATTAGGCTCAACTTTAGGAATGTCAACATTATATCAAAATGGTTTAAATCTGATAAACGCATCTTATCAAGGTAAACCAGCGGGGTTCCAAACGGCAATAATGGAACAAAATATAGCATTAAATCCTACTGTAAGGGAGTTTTTAGGAGGCTTTTCAGGTCTTAGAGAATTCATAATGATAAAACCAGATAATGCTAATATACAATTAACACTGGAATGGGTAGATGAAACAGCAGAAACAGCAACCATTGTAAGAAGACCGCATTTTTTAGCCTTTGTTCCGTATGTTGATAATAACATTTCATTAACTCCGTTTAGAAAAAATCCGCTTCAATTGTATCAAACGGAACAGGTGAATTTTACATTAAGCACTCTGATATTAACAACAGGAGATACAAATAGTTTCGGAACATGTGATACAAATAGAACGATTTTCAATTTTACAAATATCAATATGAGAAATATTTTAGGAACATTATTTGATAAATATGAAAAGTTCAATCTGATTGTAAATAATGTTGGTGTATCGGCAGCAGCAGTCCCCTCAGCAGCGGCAAACAGAAAGATGTGGTGGGAAATAGAGGGATTACAGTTTATAAATAGTCTTGCAGTAACAACAGGTTATAAACAGGGAAACGCATTTACACCAGTATTCAATTATCAAACATCAAATCGGTCAGATTGTCAATTTGAAAATGCTCCTATGTCGGTAACCACATTTAGAAAGCCAGAGAGCGAAAATGTAAATTTAAGTTTCTATGTTTGGACTTCAAACAATGGAGGTGAATTATTAACAACGGGACCAATAGGACAACAAACATTTACTTTTAGTGTTGTTGGAGTTCCATCTTTTCTAACATAGTAAAGAAAGATGGAGTCAAAGTTGGTCTAATTTTGCTTTTGCTACGCTTAACGTTTTTTTAAAAGTATTAATAATATCCATATAATATAAATGTCAGAAAGTGCATCATTGATATTATCTACAAAATCAACAACAAATCCAGCAGTTTTTGGACCGCCAGTTGGAGGCATAACAACCAAGAATAGTTTTGTTTTTAATAATATAGATTTGAAAAATGTGTTGGGTGAGATGTGGGAGAAATACGATCAATTTGCTTTAAAAGTGGTTCAAATAAACACAGAAGGAACCGTAACGATAGTTGGTTCTCCAAATGCTTTAGTTTGTTATAATATGGCTGGGTTAGACTGGTCTAATGTAATTTATGAGACAACTGGTTCAAATAATATCAATCAATGGGTTGGATTGTATTATTTTTCATCTCTTTCTGGTTATGTGCTATTTCCAACAAATACAGGTCAATCCTTCAACTTCAAAAAGGGAAACAGAAATGTAAATTTACAATTTGCTATAAGTCTTTCAGACGCAGCAGGACAAAATTCATTTGGGGGTTTTCCAAATCAGCCATCAAATTCAAATGTTTATAATGATATATCGTTTCATTTTGTAATAGAACCAGTAATAGCAGGCAAACAAAATGAATGTGCTTTTTATGGTTTTAATAGCAATGTAGCATTAACAGGTTTAAATCGTATTGTAAGTTCAGATAGAAAAGAATATTCGTATTCATCGTTTAATATGAAAAAATTATGTGAGCAATTTTGGGATAAACATGATAATTTTGAAATTCAACAGGCTGGGAACGCTTTAAGAGGAACAGGAACTTTGTCAGGAGATGCAAGGATAAGTCCAATCCAATTGTCAGGTTTAAATTTCATAAATAATCAAACAAAACAAACAAATGATACAGAAAAAATAGGGTTATCAACAGAGAATACGATAATCGGAACAATTATTTTAAATTCAGCAGCAACAAATCATAGCGGAGACAACGCAATTAATCCAGCTCCAGTTCAATTTTTGAAAACTTCGGATTTAGTTCCTTTAACATTGACATTTCGTAATGCTGAAAACACAGCAGTTTCAGCAGCTTCATTTACAAGTGTTAATCCGCTTTTTCAATTAGGATTTTTTATAAAACCTATATATGGGGTAGATAAAGGAACCCTTAATATTTCTCCTTGGGGATTAACAACTTCACAGACTAACTTAGGAATTAGAGATACAGATTATACTACATTTACTCTTAATAATATAAATTTGAAACAAGTATGTAAATCATTTTGGGATAAATATGAGAAATTCAATATTTTCTTAACATGCTTAACTAGTTTTTCAAATGCGGGTAATGCCACAAACGCCGCAATAATTATTCAGATGTCAGGATTAGATTTCATTTCACAAAATAGTTATATAAGTTCAGCAGGACAAACACAGACGGCAACATTGGGGTCTTTTTATCTTAGTGGAACGGCAAGCACAGACCCGAGAGTATCTGGAATTCAGAACACAGCAGTAACAACTTTTATCAAATCAAGAGAAGTGGTTAATTTGACGCTGACTGCTTTGACGCTTGGAGGTGGTGCGTTTTCATCACAGGCTCCCCTCGGGGCAAATTTTACCTTCACGATTGTAGGAGTTAAGAGCACGGAGTAAAGTGGCAACAAGTCAAATAGTAAAGCCAATGTCTAATAGTATTATATATAAATTCAAATACTTTCATATATAATATTATACTTTTTAAAAGTATAGCAAAAATTTTGTTAAATAATAATATTGGTTCCCTTGATATTTCCAATATCGTGTGCGTGGAAAGCATCAATAGCGGCAGCAGTACCAATGGCGGCAGGATTACCGCTAATAAGAGCAGGAATGATTTCTCTGATATGTGGATTTGGTAAGGTAGTAATATTCTTAGAACCAGCTGAAGCAAGTGAAACAACATCACCAGCAGACCTAAAAATCCTTTGATTACCTTTGACCTTTTGACCAATTGTTTGCGCAGGATCTAAAGCAATTACCCTATCAGAAGGTTTGGCAATATCTTGTACTATTCTGCCACCCAAACTGTGACCAGTTATGCTAACATCAGCAGGATTATATTTTGCTTTTGCTGCTTTCAGTGTTTCATCTGCTTGCTTATATCGATCAGTATCTTTGTATCCGCCTAGAATATTTTCATATCCCCGTTCAAATTTGTTCCTCCAAGATGAAGGCAATAATGTTTCAATCCCACGTTCTAAAGGGGCGCCAATTGCTTTAATGCCCTTTCCAATTGTTCCTCCTAATGCGAGTTTAGCGTCGGCGTTAACCCAATCGCTAAGTGATTGTGAACCTGTAACATTGTAAAGTAATTTCTTACTTTCAGGATTAAAATATACTTGTTGGTTTTCATTTGACAGACCTTTATCTATCTTGAAACCAAATCGGTCCATCTCTTGTCCTTGCTGGTTTTTATTAGGAAGATAACCCACGCGGAGACTATCATACAAAGTAAGAGGAGGTTTTGTACTGGAGAATCTATCTGTTGCATTCATTATACATATATACTTTTAAAAAAAGTATAGCAAAATTGTAACTATATTTTTTTTGTAAAAGGTTAAGATTCATATATTCCGCTTCTTAATTCTATTTCTTCTAATGGTGTTCTACTAGTAGCTTCTTTCCAATAGTCAACTAATAAATAATAAAGACAAGGGAATTGTTCAATTAAACCAGCAGGTATTCTATTTTGATAATACTCAATGTCTTGCCAATCCATTCCAAACTTGGAAGCACTGTGAGTGAATTCTACTTCTGGTAATTTATAAATTAAAGCATCTGGTATGTTATTTAAATCAATTTCAATTTCTCTGATATTTTCTTCTTCTAAAGGTTGTTGTTCCATGATATATAATATAAAAAGATAAAATTATACAGATGAACCCTCCTCATCAATAATACGATTAATTTCATTAAACATAGCAAGTTTGGATGATAAAAGATTATTATTAACATCTCTATCAGTTGTATTAGCTAATCCTAAATAATATTCTTCAAAAGCAGATCTACTTGTCCCCTTTAATGGAGGAATTTTATCAATCCCTAATTTAGCAATTGTTTCAGCTCTTTTCCTTTCTTTTCTTTTTGGATAAATTGTAAATTCTTGTTCTTCTTCAGGAAAAACCGATGTTGGAAGTTGAGTCTGAATATCAGGAGCTCCTTCATTAATACCACCTTCAAATGTATTTTCATTAATATCAGGTATTGCGTCACCTAATAAAATAGTATTAGGATTCAAATTAGATAACGGGTCATACGGTTGTTCTGGAGTCGATGTAAAAAATCTATCAAATATAGTTCCGAATCTAGTAATATCACTGAATCTTTGACCCTGTTGAGCATTGATATCTTCTAATCTTTGTTGTTTAACCTCATCCCTTAATGTAGCAAAGGCAGCTGCTTGACGACGCTGTATATCTTCAATTTGTGATTGAGACATGTCAGGATTTATTGCTCTGAATGAAGGAATATTATCAACAGCATAACCAACTAAATCACTTTCTTGTTTTAAATCTTGAACGATTCTTTTCTTTTTAGGTTTAGATGATTTTAATAATCCAAGTTTTTTGAGTTCTTTAATCACCTCTAAAGTTTCTCCATAGTTTCTAATGGAAACACTATTCATATTAGATATGTTTGGCATTTATATAATGATATTATATTAAAAGTATATATAAATGAGTATTTCAAATCTTGATTATACTAGTTACAACTACTTATCAAATTTAGCATCAGTAAATGCAAATGAAGTAAATACAGATATACTAACAAAATCAGATCCCGATATATCAGATTTACAATTTGATATGTTAGAAGGAATAAATACTAATCAAACAATTCAAGAACAAATAAATGGATTAATAGCAGGATTAGAAACAATTGGTTACTGGGGCGCATTTTGGAGCGATGTAGACCAAACAAATGCTGGAACAACAACAATGAACTTAATAACAGTAAATAATAGTGACGCAAGTAATAACCAAGTTGTAATAGGTGCCACAAGTTCTCAAATAAAGGTCTTGAATGCTGGAGTATATAATATCCAATTTTCAATACAGTTTGATAAAAGCGATGGAGGTAAAGATAATGTAAATGTTTGGTTTCGAAAAAATGGTTCAAATATAGCAGATAGTAATAGTTTGTTTTCATTAGAAGGTAATAATGATAAACTTATCGGAGCACTCAATTTTATGTTAACACTTGCGGCAAATGATTATATTGAGTTAGCGTGGTCATCCGCTGATATTGATTTATATTTACATCATGATGCTGTAGGAACAAGTCCTACAAGACCAGCAACTCCATCAGTTATTATTACAGTTAGTCAAGTTGCCAATATTTTAACAGGACCACAAGGACCAACAGGACCATCAGGACCAACAGGACCATCAGGACCACAAGGTACACAAGGACCTCAAGGACCACAAGGTAATCAAGGAGAACAAGGTAATCAAGGATCTAAAGGAGACCAAGGTGATAAAGGAAATAAAGGAGATAAAGGAGACCAAGGTGACCAAGGACCCGCAGGACCAGCAGGTGATGGACCAATAGCAATAGCAGCATTAGCATTAGCAACAACAACCGCTGGAGGATTAGCTTCATATATAACAACAAATAATGCGTCTCAGGCGGCGCAAGATGTACAGATAACATCATTAGGTTTAGATGTTGACACATTACAAGATGATGTAGCAGACCTACAAGTGAAAACCACAGACCAATCTTACGGTTTTTTAACAGGAACGACTTTTGCTGGAAAAGTGAATGTAGGAAATGTAACTTTAAATCTATCAACTCCATCTACATTTGGTGATGGAATAACTTCAACAAGCACAATTAGTTCATCATCAGGAACATCACAATTTTCATCTCTTTTGGTAAATAGTAATTTTGAGGTAACAAATGATGCTTTCGTTACATCAGGAGAATTATATATAACAAGAACTCTACTAACATCACAAAAAAAACTTGTTCTGTATGACAACGCAACTGGAAATGATTATGACTATTTAGGTTTTTGGACTGACAGCGGCGCATCCTCTAAAAAATTCTTGAATGCGGAAATTGATGGTATTACTGGTTCAGCATTCCAATGGTATTATGGAAATGGATTAGGAAATGGGAGAACACTGGCAAAATATTTATCATCCGCAGAGGAAATCGGATATACAGAAAAGGCAACATTTTTAAAATCAACAACAACAACTCAACTAATCCAACTGATAAGAGATACCGCAAATAATAAAGTTAGGATAGATATGATTGGTGATGCGGCAGGGGCAACTGATTTTGACGGGCAGATAATCCAAGAACAAGGAAACGGAGTAGATGATAACACTGGAACAATGACAATACAATCAGGAGCATTAGAAATCAATGCTTTAAATACATCTACCTTGATACAAGCAGGGACTACGATGGATATAAATTCCAATGGTAATATGAATTTAGGTTGTTTGGCTTTTGGTGCAATAGCAGTTGATGGTTTAAATTTAGAATCAGGGTCATCTATGGTTGTAAATTGTGGTGCAGATTTGGATATAAATTCCACAACAACAACTGCTTTAACCTCGGGGACAGGAATGTCTTTAACTGCAACAACCAGCAATCTGGCATTAATTACAAGTTCCGCAACTGGTGATATTACAATGACTTCCGGAAACAGTTTTGATGTTACTACAAATACAACCGGAGGTATTTCTACTTTCAGTTCAAATAAAGACCAAGACATAATGAGAATAAACAACTCTGCATTTGACAGCAAATTTGTGATAGGTTCAGCAACAACAGGATTTCGTCAAACTGTTAATAACAATTCGTATGCCAATTTAAACGCTCTTGGAACAACTCAACTTAACCTCTCAACTGCAAATGCGAAAATGACTTTAACAGCAGTAGGAGAATTAGAATTAAACAGTGTAGCCCTTGACATGAATGCTACAGGAAATATAACAATAGATACAACAGCGAAAATGACTTTAACAGCAGGAGGTGAAATGGAGTTGAATAGCGTAGCGTTTGATTTGAACGCAACAGGAGATATAACGGCGGATACAACAGCATCAATGACTTTTACAAAAACTGGCGGTAATGGCACAGGTGGGATAAGTTTCAATAGTGGAAATTTTGTCATAATGGCAGCATCAGATGAACTCAGTTTTTCAGGTGTGGGATTAGTAGAACTGACTTCATCAGGAGCAAATATGTTAATTCAAAGTTCAACCGCAACGACAATAGAATCAATAACATCAAGTATTGGATTAACGGCGGCAACAACCATTGGATTAACGGCAGGAACAACAATGACATTAACAGCAGCAACTACTACTATCACCCCTACAACATTATTCAATTTCATACCTACAGGAACAATTCACACAAGCGTTGTTTCAACCGTGCCATCTGGTTTTTTATATTGTGACGGAACAGCACAGAGCAGGTCAACTTATGCCCGATTGTTTGATGCTATTGGAACTACATTTGGCATTGGAAATGGAAGCACTACATTTAATGTGCCAAATTTTAAAGGAGCGTTTTTAAGAGGAGCATCAACGCAAACAGTAGGAGGTGTAGCATATACAGCAGCAGCAGTTGGAACAGCACAACAAGACCAAGTTCTCAGTGCAACATATGGTCAGCAACAGGGTTTTTTCAATTTAGCATCAGGATCTGCACGACAATGCCCTTCAAGGTTTATAGAAGGTGGAGACCCCGTTGAAAACAGTAGTAATGTAGCACAGTTTGCCAGACAAGGAACAGAAAATAGACCTTTCAATCACGCCGTATATTATTATATCAGGTATTAGTATAATGTCAAGTTTCTCATTTATGAAACCAGCGAACGGACTTTGGAAGGATGCAAAGATATCCAAAGTCCATAAACGAGTGTTAGAAAGATTAACTGATATGCCAAAGGAGGTGCGGGATAATAGGCATAACATGGAGTTCCTTTCTTTAGTAGCAAATCTGATTGAGAACTCTGGAATCAATAATAGAGAGAAACCAGATAAACAAAAAATAGATAAGAAGTGTTTATTGATACAGGTCTATAGTTCCTTATATGGAAATCTAGGTCCAGCTGATTGTGACCTTTTGAGTAAAAATATAGAGTTCCTTCACGACAACGGTCACATCATTAAACATCCTACTTGGAAGATGTTTCTGTATTGTGTAGGTGACTGGATAAAAAGGAAAGTGCTTTAGCGTAATCCAATATGTAAAAGATTCTATCAGAGAGAAGATACAGAATTGGCTGCTTAATAAGTTCTTAGAAAAAACAAATGTATCAAAAATAGTGGCTACAACAGTATTGTCTTTAGCGTCGTTTGATATTTTTTATATTATTAAATATATCCTTAGCAGATATGGTATGAGATATTTATTTAAATATATAGTATTGATTGCGATGCTGTAGTGCAGACTTTTTATGCTGTCAATAATATATCATATGTGCTGTTTAATTAAGAGCATATATGATAATGAGCAAAAACATAACTAAATAAAGGTTAACCTTAATATTCTAGCATAATAGTTAGTTAAAGAATGAATTAAAATATTATAATTTACATAACACCTAAGAAAACTGCTGGTTAATTAAGGTTAACCTTTATTTAGTTATGTTTTTAGAGTCCGCACCATTATGGTCTCAAATTATAACAATTTTTGTAACAATTAATGCGCCCATATATATACAGATTAGAAGTCCGGATTATAAACTTCTTAATTAAATTAATTCATTTAAAAATATAATATTAAGTAATATTATTACAATGGACTTCTCCGATGAACTAAAGAAACTCAAACCTAATATGTCTGCTAATAGCATCAAGACATATAACTCACTACTTCGCTCCATTTATAAGAACGTATTTGGTAACATCAATGATTTTAATATCAAAGACTTTTCTAACCATGAAAAGATTATGGAATTCCTAGATGAGAAAACATACGGTACTCGTAAGACATACTTGGCAGCTCTTGTATGTATTGCTCCTGATGTTGCTCAATATAAGACACAGATGATGGAGGATATTAAAGAATACAATACTGAAACTAACAAGAGCGAACTCACAGACAAATTGGAAAACTCTGCCATCAATGAAGAAGAAATTGATACACTTGTTGAAAAGTTAAAGCACACAGCTGACTTGTTATTTAAAAAGAAATCACCACGTCTTGCTGACCTAATGGATATACAGAATTATATTATATTATCTCTTTACTATGGTCACATTGTTCCCAGGCGTGCACTCGATTATGTAGTATTAAAGTATCAAAACTATTCTAAAGATGATAACTATGTAGATTTAAAAAAGAACCGATTTGTTTTTAATAAATTCAAAACTGCACAGAAGATGGGCAAGGAATTAAAAGGGGAACAGACTCTTGATATTCCTCCTGCTCTTAAAAAGATTCTAATAAAATGGATTGCTCTTATTCCAAAGGAGATTGATACACTATTATTTAATACTAATTTGGAACCATTAAGTAATGTGACTCTGAATCAAAGATTGAACGCATTATTTGGTAAGAAGGCATCTGTTAATGCTCTTCGTCATTTCTATTTGACATCTAAATATAAGGACCTGATGATTGCTAATGAGGAGATGAGTGATACCATGGAAGCAATGGGATCTAGTTCTGCACAGGCAAAGACGTACATAAAGGTTAACGACAAAGAATAGTCTGGATTAGATGTCTGGATTAGATAATGACGCTTTAAATGCTTCTGCTTTTTCTTTCATTATATTCAAATCTTTTATAATCTTATTTGTTTTTATTTGAACACTTGATTTTACAATAATTGGTAACTTTGGATGTTCAGTTGGGATTTTCAATTGGTGTCTTTTCTTTGCTATATATTCTCTCTGATATTTTTTGAGACGTTCTCTATTTTTATTATAATACATCTGATAATAAGTCAGCATAGTATCATTATCATTATCATTATCAACTATGTTTTTAGTAAAGTAATAATGTTTATAATATTCTAAATTGTTCTTATAATATTGTTTCGCATATTCTTGACATTTCATTTTATTCTTTTGATAATAAATTTTTTGATATTTATTTTTTGATTCAATTTCATTTATCATTTTATAT